TCAAGGGGCGGGTCGGACCACTTCGAGGAGTGGCGCGGTGGATTCGATCCAGAACCCCGGTTCGGTGAAGCCTTGGACTCGGATCGAGTGACCTGAGCTCGTGTCGTGGCGGAGGGCGACTCCGCTGGTCCTGAAGGTCTGCCACCCGGTGGTGAGGTTCACCCTGCTGAGCTGAGTCCCGTTGGTCGCGCTGTTGGTCGTCACGTCGAGAGATCTCTCAATCGCACGGCTAGCCCGCAGCGACCAGGTCACAGCCACCACGGTGCCGACCTCCAAGACGGGCACTGGCCTCCACTGCATGAAGTACCCCCACGACCAATTGCTCGGCGCTGGGTCCGCAGCCTGGAGACGATAGACAGGGCGGCCATCGGGCCCGGGCTCCCCAGTGGCCTGCAGCGTGGCTGCGTCGGGGCTACCCGTGAGCAGGACCGGAACAGCGGGGGCGTGGAACCGTCGCTGGTCGACCGTCGCCGCCCTCACGAGGAGACCCCTAGGTGATGACTCCTGGCCCGATCGACGGCGAGTTGCCGCGCTCTCCAGTCCACACCCAGCCTGGGGTGTCGCCGTCTGCGAAACCTCCCCGGTAGTTCCCTTCGACCAGCATCAGGTTCGTCCAGTCCGACGGAGCCTGCCGACCCGAGTAGAGCCGGAACGTGGTCACCCCTGTCGTGGACTGGGGCACCACGAAGGGGAGCCGAAGATCGTACTCGCCCGGAACGTTGACCCCGGGCGGCTGCGCGGTCCCGAGGAGTTGCCCGCCGATGTAGACCCAGAGCGAGTTCGTCTGGGTGCCACCGAACTGGCTTCCCTCGTAGACCCGGACGCGGCCCATCAGCGTGTAGGTCATGCCTGGCACCAACCTCAGCCAGGCGCTCGGCACGATCAGCGCTGCGTCCGAGGAGGTGAGAGTGATCGTGTGCCACTCGCCGTCCGAACCGATGGCAGCGTTGAGACCGTTCGGCCATGCATGTCCGAGATAGCGAGGTGTGCGGATCAGATTGCGCACCGGCTGAGTCCGAGCATCAAGCGTTGCTGCTCTCATCCTCGTCCACCTCCTCCACGTACTCAGGTGCCCACGGGAGCAGCCCGGTCAGGCTCGTCTCGGTCTCGGCCCGCACGGCTTCCACCGCGTCACGGACCCGGGCAGACGGTGACCCGGCCAGCACCCGGTAGGCGACCACTGTGTGCCGGTCCTCGGGGTCTGCCATCGGCTGGGAGCCTCGCACCACACCGCCGGCGGCGATCACCGCAGCGACCGCGTCGTCACGACGTTCTTCGGGTGTCTGCATCACACACTCCATTCAGTCGGTGTCATGTCGTCGGAGCCAGAGACCCGGACCTTCCAGTCCACACCGTCGAAGACCAGGTGCCACTCGCTGACCGCATTCGCACCCTGCGCAGGGACAGGTAGCACCCCATAGGCAGAGAGCGCGTCAGGGATCGTCAGGGTGCGTCCACCGGTGGCGTCCTGGGCGATGACCAGGGTGATGATCCGGCCAGGGATGGGTGAGGACGGGAGGCTCACCGTCACATTGCCAGCCAGGGTGAGGTGGACGTAGTGGTTTCGTGCCACGTCAGACAGGTCGAGGGCGCCGGTGACTGTGCCGCGTTGATCCAGCAAGAACCCGCCGGCCTCGACTCCCCCGGCGATCTCCTCCGCCACAGCAGCGGACTCGGAAGCCCACTCAGCATGCCCCTGCGCGGTAGCGGCTGCCTGCTCCGCGAGCTGCCGGTCGATCACCCGGGTCACCTCGGTAGTTCGAGGCGGCAGGATGATCGGCGCAGCCAACGTCAGGTTCAGCGGCGATTCCTTGGTGTGCTCCGCGGTGACTTCGATGCTGAATTGCGGCACCGGGGTCGCCGACGGGAAGATCGTCTGCACTTGGTACCGGCCCACGGGCAACCACACACCAGGCGTCCTGGAGGAGTCCGCCTCGCTGTGCTTGTCGACCAGCCAGCCGTCATCGTTCAACGGCAGCACCTCTGGCTGTTGGACCACCGTCGCAGGGGTGCCAGCAGAGATCAGATGGATCGGGGACAACGCCGTCAGCCGGACACTGCCCTTGATGCCGTGCAGGTCCGGGTACCGGTCCTCGTCGTCCAGAGTGTCTGCGACGGCCGAGACGAACCGGCCCTGGACGAAGCCGTGCTCCAGGGCCGGCGGGTTTGTCAGTTCAGCCATGATCACTCCTCTCAGAGCTGCGGTTCAGAGGGGCCCGCAACAGGGACTTCCGTGGGGGTATTCGCCGCGGCGACCGAGAGCCCCAGCATGGTGAGCACCTGGCCCACGATGTTGACGATCTGGTCGGACGTGTTCTCATCGATGACATCGAACACCGTCAGCACGCCGAGAGCAGCGACCAGGATGATGTAGCCCGCCTTGCGCAGCCGCGGGTCGTGGATTCCCTTGTTCGGGACTGTCTGCGCCATGGGTTAGTCCTCCTTGGTGGTGATCTGCAGTTCGGCGGCGACGTCCTTGGCGTTGGCCTTGATGACGTCCCGTTCGGCCTTCTCGACCGCTTCGAGGATCTTGCCGGTGCCCTTGTCCTGCGCCGCTGCCAGGGCCTTCACCATGGCCTTGAGCTCTCGGACCTCGGCGCGGGTCTGTTGGGTGTACTGGTAGGTGCGGGCGAGCTGGGTGTCCTTGAACTGGGGGTTCTCGTTGACGAAGTCGCGGCCGGTGTAGCGCCAGGTCTTCTCTGCGTACTCTTCTGCGGACATGACTGGTCCTTCCATGGTGGGGGTTGGGGTGACTGGCTTGGAGGGTGCGGCGGGGGTCGGGTTCGGTCGGGTCGCTGCGGGGCTGGCGTTCGACCAGGACCCGCGCCGGATGGCGGCCTTGAGCGCGGCCCACCCGCCGGGCACGCGGGTCGGGTCGCTGCGCATCACGGACCATTCGCCGTGCATCATGTGGACGAGGTTCCCGCCCCAGTCGTCGGTCATCGCCTTGCCGACCTTCGCGGCGGATTCCAGCTGCGCAGCGGTCACGGGGTACCTGGAGCTGTTGGCGTCGAAGCTGAACGCGATCGCTTCCCGGTTTGCGTCGTCGCGGGTCATCCCACCGCCTGAACCGTGCCCCGCGTGCGCGGCGGACCCGGCGGCGATGATGTACGCCTTGCCTGAGCGGCCAAAGAGCACGTTGTAGAGCGGGTAGCCCAGACCGTTTACGCAGTACTGCAGCGTGGGCGCATCACGACCACTGGTGAAGCTCGAATCGACGCTCTCGGTGGTGTGATACATCGCAGCCCGGATGGTGCGGGAAAGACCGGCGCGCCACAGACTGCGTGTCTGCCAGCCAGGCACGACCTCGTACTCCACCCCCGCGGCCTGCATGATCCTGATGAGTCCTGTGACAAACACGGCTACCTCCTGTTGGGCATGAGTAGGGCCCCGTCCACGGGGAGCGGGGCCGCAGAAAAGGTGGTCGGGCTATTCGTTCGCGGGCATGTCCGGCAGGTCACGTTCCGGGACCCCGGCCTGGATGAGGCGGACCCGGTGGATGTGGAGCGCCTGCTCGGCACCCTGCCGTCGCTGGACCTCAGCGTCGAGGCGTTTCTGCACCTTCTGGGCTTGGTCCATGCGACCTTTGGTCCAAGCAATGGTCCAGTCGATGATCTTCACGCCGATGCCGCCGCCGACGAGGCTCACAAGTGCGGTGATGAGTTCAGGGCTCACTAGCGCCTCCTATGCGGTAGTGGCCGTGCTCTTATCTCGGCGCTTGGCGTACGGTCTGTCCCAGATCCAGAAAGCCCTCCCGGTGAGCATGATGACGGCGAACAGGATGAGGCTGATCTGCAGGTCGCGGTTGCCGTTGCTGGTGACTCCCAAGTAGATCGCGAGGCCGGCGTAGATCAGTGCTGCGAAACCAGACAGGAGCACCCCTCCGCGCTCTAGCCAGTTCCACCCGGGTAGACAGGTCAGGGCTCCGATCACTCCCCCGGAGACGAACATGACCGATAGCAGGGTCATGGCGAGTTCGCCGGCGGCGTTCTCCACTGTGTTCGGTGGGTTCCGTAACGCAGATTGTCCACCCCACGTGAGGACCACGTAGCCGGCGAACACCAGCAAGGTGATGCCGCGGGGCTCGTTGACCAGGTGCCAGAAGTTCCGGACTGCCTGTCGCGGGTGACGGATAGAGAGAGTCACTACACGGGTAGCCCAGAGGACGGTCGCCCAGCACCACATGGCCACAGCACGCGGTGTCCGGGGTTCGGGTGGGCGGGGGCGATTCGTTAGGTGCTTCTTATGCGGCATCAGTTCTCCTCGCTCGCCGGTGGTGCACCGTCGGGATCGTCTGGGTTGGCGTATCGAGCGGCGATGGTGTCCATCCGTGCAGATTCACGCGTGGCTCGGGACATCGGGGAGAGCTCTGGCGCTGCCAGCGGATCGAGGTCGTGCGGGGTGAGCGAGTGGCAGAACCTGGGCAGTTGCGCTGCCAGGGCCGGGATCGCGGGGATCAGAATGTCTCGCACCTTCTCCCTGTCCGCCGCGGTGAACTCCCGGCGTCGGTATTCGCAGTCCAGCGTCCTGGGTTCAACCTCACAGGTCAGGTCGCTCCTACGTACAGCCGACGGCGGCGACTCCGGGTCGAGTACGCCGAGTGCGACACGGGTCGCCTGTTGGCAGCGAGCCAGGAGGGAGTCGCGGTCGCGTCCGGCGCCGACCGGGTCGAGGCTGGCCCTGCGCGCTGCGATGGCACCCCGCAGTGCAGGTGACCTTGGGTCGGCCGCTCGGCCCTCTTCCGCAGCAGTGAACGCTTCAAGCTCCCTCGCAGTCTCGACGTGTTCGAGTGCGAAGTAGTCGTCAGTCCAGCAGTTGTCCCCCGATTCGGGGCACGGTGCAGGTTCGCCGTTGCGCGCCACGTGCACAATGGCGTCCACGGTGTCCACCGCATTCCGGTAGCCCAACAGCGTTGACCACGAGACGATGGCAGTGGAATCGATCACGTGACGGACCCCCTCCTCATCGACGACGACCAACATGCCGTCCCTGTTCACGGATACGTCCACGGAAGCCTCCTAGTTCCACCAAGCGATGGCGGCGATAGCGATCGCGGAGTTGCCCCCGCCTTCGGTCTGTTTCACTCGGAATCTGAAATGCGAGGCATCCGAGTTGACGATGTTGCAGGAGAAAGCACGGGCCTGTGACCACCAGTTCGATTCCGCTGTGGGCACGGTGCGACGGGTTCCGGCGGATGCCGGGGAGCCCCAGGTGTACGTCCCGCGCATCTCTGCGTCAGTGGAGCCATAGAGTCCTGCGTCGAAGTGGCAGTGGACGTACATGTCCTGTGGGCCGTGCCCGTCTGAGACTCGTCCCACCAGGATGGTGCGCGGCCCGTCGGTTCTGATCCCGGAGAGCTGCGCACCTGCGGTGTTGGACAACATGATCGAGTGCGGAGTGAACCGGGCGTCCTCCCGCAGCGTGACCCGATCGGTGAGGAGCTGTCCGTGCATGATGATCGGGTTCAGGCTGGCACCCGAACCGTTCAGGTCATTGCCAGCGCTGAGCACCAGCCCCGTCCCTCCGGGGCCGGCGGCGATCTTTGGCCGCTCCCCCTCCACCTGACCGGTGCCGAACTCAACGTAAGGCGAGACATGGGACCGGGTGTTGTTGGTGAAGATGTCGTAATAGGAGATCGTCCCCTCATCGACTGTCACGCCGTCGCCGGAGGCGCTGGAGGTGCGGATCGAGCCACCGATGATGGCAGCGCCCTCGATGATCTTGAACTTGGCGCTGTTGCCGAGCAGGCTATCGATCTGCGCCTCTGCAATCATCGCCAACCCGGTCCATAGCTGGTTCATACGGGCCACATCTGCGGCCAGGTCACTGGTGTTGACCTCCCGGGCGCCCACGGAATCGGCGAGCAGTCGGTCCCCCGCCAGGCTGCCGAAGGTGCCGGCACCGATGTCGAGCAGCGGGATCAGGGTGGCGTCGAGGGTTCCCATCGAGCGCCAGGTGTTGGATTCCCGGACCCAGATGCCCAGCAGCCGCCTATCGGTGCCCGTGGAGCTCCACCGGTACCAGAGGTCCCCTTCGTCTGCGGTGCCACTGGGGGCCGCGGTGGACGAGTAGATCCGAGACTTGGCATTGGCTGAGCTCATCGCCGCATCGGCGGTGGTCTGGGCCGATCCAGCGGCGTGTTGGGCGGCGAGAGCAGCCAGTCGGGCTTCTTCGGCGCGAGCGTCTGCGGCGTCCGCTGCGGCTTGGGCGGCCGAGGCGTCGGTACGGAGGTCCGCGACCTCAGCGGCGGTGAGACCTTGTGCGGTCTCGATGTCCTCGGCCTTGGACCGTGCGTCGTCGGCGAGGGCTTGCAGGCGGTCGTACTCCTCTTGGGCCGACTCTGCGTTGGTGATCGCCGCCTGTTGGATCTCAGTGATCGTCTGGTCCCGTGCAGAGAACCCCTCGGATAGAGCCTGTTCCAACGCTGGCAGTCGTCCACCCTCACCGTTGATGGCCTCCAGCTCGTCGTCGATTCGCTGGGCATCCACTGGGGCGGTCGGGGTGAAGTAGGCGTACTCAGACCTTGGGGACTCGTTGCCGGTGGTGTCCACTGCGGAGAACCAGGCGCGGTGCTCCACCCGGTCAGCGAATGCTCCAGAGGTGTGGCGTCCCTGACGGCGGAACTCGCTGATCAGCTGCGGGTCCCCGGCGGGTCCGTCCGGGTTGCCGGCGGGGTGCATCTGCTGGACATAGTGCAGGACGTGGGACATGTCCGCAGGGGTCTCCCCCATGAGTTGCCCGTCCCACCGGGTGACGATGATGCCGTTGTTGTCGCTGACCGAAGGCGCGGTCGGCTCCGGGGGTGGGGTGAAGTCAGACGGCAGCGACACCTGGATCGCGGCAGACCACTTGGAGAAGCGGCCTAGGTTGTCGACCAGCCGGATCCGCAGCTGAAGGTTCGTCCCTGCGGTGAGGTCGTCGACCTCAGCTTCGATGCCGCCGGCGAAATCAGCGACCGCGTAGCGGGTCCACCCCTCACCGAGTGAGACGTTTCGACCCCAGAGCTCATACTGAACCCACCGGGCCACCCCCTGGTCTGTGACCGGGGTGTCCTCGTCCTCCTCGGACTCCTCCGGAGCCTCGACAGGGAGGTCCTCATCGGGGGCGTCTTCCTGAGTCTCCGCTTCCTCGAGGCTAAGTAGGTCGACGAACTCAGGGTCCTCATCCGACCAGGCCTCCAGCGGCGCGGGACGACCCTCGGCCTGGGTGACTGGGTTGCCGTCCTCGTCCTCCCCTAGACCTTCGGTGCCGAGCTCTCCCGCTGGGTCTACGTCGCCGGTGACAGTCTCCTCGACGGTCTCCGGTTCCGGTGCCATTCCGACATCCGGGTCCAGCGGGTAGAGCTCTGGTTCGGTGGAGTTCTCGTCCATCAGTCCACCTCCACGGTCTCTGGGATACCTTCGTCGTCGTCTGGGTCGCCGGGTTCGAAACCGTCGTCGGTCTCCGGGTCGTAGTCACCGGTATCCAGCAGCTCAGCCTCCCCCGCGGTGGGGTCCTCCGGTTCTGGGAGGACTGCGTCGGACCACTGGGCGGTCATGATCACCGAGGGCTGTCCGGTGAGCGGGTCGAACCGGACCCGGGCAGCCACGTCCGTGATGGGCGGTGCGTAGGGCGGCTCCTCCCACGCCAGGGGCGGGGCCAGTTCCGGGTTGATCGGGATGTGGCCCTGCAAGTGGTCCACCCCGCCCAGGGTCTTGGACAGGGTGCGGCCGTACTGGACGGCGGCCCGCTGGAACCTGGTGTCGAGGGTGATGACAGCGCGCAGCGGCTGGTCCGGAGACCATGTGAGCGCGATGTGGTCGATACGTCGCTTCGACACGGACCCGTCATGGTCGTAGACCCCGATCCAGTGGTGCGGTTCGTAGTCGATCATGGGGATCGCCGACGATGCGGACAGCACCAGGGACCGGGACGCCTCGACCTTGATCCGCGGGTTCGCCGCGGCCCGTTCCTCTCGAGTCAGGTTGTTCGCAGAGTGCAGCGAGTTCACGTCGTTGTCGGAGATCGCTCCGGCGAGGAAGCCCCACGGAGTGTTGTTCGACGCGATAGTCGGCCCGTATACGGACCGGTACGAGTACCCTGAGCCACCGACCACCACAGCCACCGAGTAGTGGTGGTCCGTAGACCAGCGCTCCGGTGCCCCTTCGACGTCCTGGCCGAGCTGCAGGATGACCCGGCGGGACTGGTCTACTTCGAACCCGCCGCGGGGAACCAAGTCGAACGCCCGGCCGCGGAGCTGGTAGTCCACCAGTCCGCGCTGCCGGAAGTCCTGGAGCATGGCCAGCATCGAGGAGCCGAGCGCGAACTCGTGGTGGGTCCGGCTGGCCGCCGTCCAGTTGCGCCCCTTTGAGTCGCGGGCGTTGGTAAAGGACCGCCACAAGCTCTTCATGATGGTGGCCCCACCGGACCCGTGTCCCAGTTCAGCGTCGTATCCGGATTCCTCTTTCCAGAACCGAGCCAGTGTGCGGCCCGGTGCGGAGTTGTAGAAGTACCGGCGCCCACCCCGTGAGGTCTCACGGACGCCACGCTCGGCCCGATCAAGGACTTGGCGGCGCTGGTTCATGAGGTTCCGGGCTTTCGACACCTCGACCCCGCGTTCACGCATGGTCTGCTTGTCGTCGGCCCATTGCGCCAGGGACAGTCCCCGCCAGGATGAGCCGTTCCAGTAGAACAGTCGCCCGTTGCGGGATGCATCCGAGGCGATGGACCCACGGGGCACCGAGTGGGAACTGTTGATCCAGGCGACGCCCCGGTAGGCGAACACCTTGCCGCCCCAGAAACCGTGCCGGCGCTTGACCCGGTGCGCGATGTCTTCGAAGCCCCTAAGCTCCCGGTCGAAGTCACGCTCGGCGTCTTGGTAGCGCTCCAACGCCCGGTCGTAGGCATCATTGCGGGCCGCATCCCCGGCCATCCGATGCAACCGCACCTTATCGAGGACCTTCAGCTCAGAGACCAGCCTGTAGGTGATCGTGTTGGACTCATCAGCCGTGTCCTCGGTTGCAGAGGGGAAGATGAATCTCGAGTTCACGGGTTCTACCCACCGCTGGGCCCGGGGATCCCAGAGGCGCAGCACGAAGCTGTACACCGGCTCCTGGAGGTACTCAGCGCCAGGTGAGTCCTTCGTGGTCGTGAACTGCAACGACTGGGGTGTCCCATCGCTGCCGTATCCGACCGTGACATCGCGGATGTTGTGCACCTCGCCGGAGTTGATCATCGGCTGGGTGCCCCGGCCCGGGGTGTACGCCAGCAGCTGCATGCCGTGGTCATTGGCGCCCGTCAGGGTGTCAGGCATGTGGGCCTCCTAGAACCATTTGGGGCGGACAGCTAGGAACACCTGGCCGCCCTGGGTGAGTCGAACGTTGACCTTTCCGACCCGTCGTCCGTCCCCGGCGATACCAGGCTGAATGAGCAGCGCAGATCCCATGGGCCGGCCATGAGCTCGCATGGCCCCCCGGTCGGGTTTCGACACATTCCAGACCCGGTTCTCGTGCTCGCCTCGGGCCCACTCGGAACCGGCGCAGTTGAAGATGTGCCAGCGTGCCGCCTGCAGCGACGCGGTGGTGAACCCGACCCCGAACTCGTTGGTGAACCGGTGGTTGCCTGAGTATGCGGTGGGCTGGAGCCGGACCGCGACCATGGCGTCATCGATGGGTGCATCTCCCACCGGGACTTCGAGCTGGTAGGTCCGTCCTGCGACTAGACCCGTCCGGCCCACGTACTGCCAGGGGGTGTACCAGGTGCCCGCCCCGTTGCGGTAGAGGGCGGTGACGATCGCGTACTTCGCTCCCTCTGCGATCTCCTCGTCCCAGTCAGCTTGGACGGACACGGAGCAGGCCTCGGTGCCCCCGGTCATCCCGTCACCTGAGAGGTAGTGCTCCCCGGCGGTGAGGGTGCGGGTCATCTTGAGGTTGCCGCCGGAGAGCTGCGCGCCGAGCCGGGTCCGCCACTTGAGTTCGCGGAGGTTCTGCGCCAGGAACCCGAGGCGCTCCTGAGCGTCCCGCCCCTCCCGCTGGTACATCTCGTTGGCGGGGTCTGTGCAGATCGGCCAGACCTTGACCCTCATCGGGATGGTGCGGCCTTGGATGGGCTGGTGCTGGGCCCGTCTCTCCCCCTGCCCGCCTGGGACCTCCCATGTGGTGGACCGGACACCTGGGTAGCGGGGCAGCACCTCGGAGCCAGTGAGGAGCTCCCAGACGCCGCGCCGGTGAGTGTTGAACCGGGCGGCGGGGCTCTCCCACCGGTCGTCGTCCAAGTTGGTGCCCTGGACATGAACCTCGACCGTTGCTCCCGAATGGGTCCCTGTACTCATTCGAAGGCCCCCGCTCCCATGTAGTCCGTCGCATTCTTGATCGTTGTCGACGTCGCCTCTGCCCTCGGATGGTGGTTCGTGATGTTGAACTCCACCTTGCGGCCACTGCCACCACCGAGCGCGCTGGCGATGTCCCTGGCTGTGATGCGAGGCGACGCGCCGCTGGATCCAGCAAACTCGCGGACCTGGCCCTGGTAGCCGGGGCGACCTCCGGAGGTGAATCCAGCGAGGTGCTGGATCCTGGGGTCATCTCGGTTGATCGCTCCCAGCAGGCGGTTGTACTTGTCGCTCGACCGCCGGTTAACGATCCACTCCAGGTCGTCGACGCGGGCGACCGGCATCCCTGCGCCGTTGACCCCGAGAATCTGGTCGGTGCCAAGGCCGGTGGACGGGAGACGATAGCCACTGTTGGGGCGACCACCTGAGGTGTAGCCCTGCAGACCGGAACCAGTGTTGGGAATCCTCCCAACACGGCCACCTGTGTAGCCGCCCCCCAGGGTAGGACCGCCGGAGCTGGTGTTCCCTAGCAGGTTGGAGCCTGAGATCGCCGTCCGGATCGTCACCGTGCGGGTGCGGGTCAGCCCGTTGGGGCCTAGAGCGTACTCCGCCGCGGCGGTGTCAGCCTGCGCGGTGGCGGTGGTCCGCCAATCTGTCCCGGTGAAGTTGTTCATGGTGCCTCGGGCCGGGCCGTCGTCGCCGTTGATAGACGCCGTGGTGGAGTAGCTGCCATTAAGGAAGGCCGCCATTTCGGCGGCCGCCGGGGCGTTGTTGCCCAGGATCTCGGCCACGGTCGAGTAGTCACCAGCCTCGAACGCCCGGACGGCGAGGAAGGCCTCGGTGGTGTCTCCGAGGATGTCTGCCACCGCGGTGTAATCGCCGTTCATCAGTGCGGCCAGCGCCTCGTTCGCGGGCACCGCGTTGCCCTGGATATCGACCTGGGCCTGGTACTCGCCGGAGATGAAGTCGTAGACCACCATCTGGGCGGACTCGGCCTGAGCCATGAGATCGACGATGGCCTGGTAGTCCCCCGCTTCGAAGGCCGTGATGACCTCTTCGGCCAGCGCAGGGTCAGCCAGGATGCCCATGACAGTTTCGAGGTCCTGATCCAGCAGGCCAGCGATGACGGCCTGCGCCTCCTCGGACTGGGCGCTGATCCAGATCTCAAAGTCATCCGGCAGGGCGCCCAGCTGCAGCTCAACCTCGTCGAAGATCGCCGCCGCCCGGTTCTCCGCCTGAATCTCGATGGGTTCGACGTCGTTGAAACCGAGATAACGGCGGATCATGTCGTCGATATCGCCGGCGGACATGTTGGCTGCTTCGCCAGCCTCACGGATGATGCTGATGCTGTCGTTGATGACGTCTAGGGCGGCTTGCTGGTTGCCCTCCAGGTCGGCCTGCGCGGCGGCGGCCTCCCAGGTGTCCTCAGCGAGACCCCTGAGCATCTCTCGATTCTCCAGTCCCTTCTCCGAGTAGCGATTCATGGAGAACTCTCCGTCTGAGAGCTCACCGCGCAGCTCCTGCAGAGACTCGATCCAGGCGTCGGATGTGGCCTCCGCGCTAAGCGCGATGCCGGCGTACTCGTTCATGTTGCCGACCAGGTCAGAGATGCCCGACGCGGCCATCTCTGCACCCTCGGCCAGAGTGGTGAACAGCTCGGAAGAGTTTCGCGTGGTCGCCGCTGCACCTTGGGTGGCGGATTCTACTTCTTCCCATGCGGCACCAGCCGCCAATGCAGCCAGCGCTGTAGCGTCAGTCGCTACGGCCAGGATCTCCTGGTTGGTAGCGGCGTACCCGGCTTCGTTGGCCGCCTGACGGATAGCCTCGGAAACCTCGGGGAAGAGCTCCGTGAGCTGATCCGCTTCCATGCCGACGTCGACCATCTTCTGGAGACCTGCGGCGACCTCGTCGAATCGCCCGGCCTGGAAGGCCTCTGCCATGGCCTGATCCATGCTTTCCCACTGTGCCTGCAGGTCCGACGCTTCGCCTGAGATACCGAAGAGGTCATAGAGCAGCAGATTGACGCTGTCGTTGACCCGGTCAATCAGGCCGTCGGAGGTGATCCGCTCGAAGGCTCCAGCCAGATCAGTGGGCCCGTTGGAAGCCATGGTCCAGTCGATCGAGGCGAAAGCTTCTCCGCCTCGTGCAGCGGTGCGCAGCTCGCGTCCCATGTCGCCAACCGAGGCTGCGAACGCTTCGGAGTCTCGTGTCAGCTTGCCTATGATCGCCAGACCGGCGATAGCGGCGACGGCGACGCCTGCCGCAATTCCGGCGTTACGCAGTCCGGTGCTCATGCCGGGCAGGTTGGTCGCGAAGTCCCGGATCAGACCGGAGGTTTCCTTGATGGAATCCCAGAAGCTGAGAAGTCGAGGCGCGACCATGAAGAACCCTGCCGCCAGGGTGATGAGTCCACCTGCGGCCAGTGTGCCGAGGCCGGCGAACTGGATCAGGGCAGGGTTCAGCTCGAGCAACGAGGACCCGAAGTCTGCGGCCTGGTTGATGGCCTCGACCAGGAAGCCGCCACCGGTGGGATCCACAAGGGGCGCTGCGATGATGGAGCCCAGGTCGCGGACTCGTGCCCTGATGCGGTCGAGTGCGCCGGTCATGGTGTCGCGCAGCCCTTCGGCAGCGCCGGCGAACCGGACGTTCATACCGTCGGTGAGGGCGGTGATGGCGGTGGACGCATCGAGGGTGCCAGCGGTGATCTGTTCCCGGATCTCGTTGCCGGACACGCCCATGGACGACCCGATCAGCTCGGCGGCATTGATGCCCATCTGGCCGAGCCGCTGCAGTTCACGTCCGGTGATGCGGCCCTGGCCCTCGACGGTGCCGAGGATGTCGACCAGCTGCATGATCTCTTGGTCGCCACCGCCGATGGCGGCGACGGCGTTCTGCACCCCTTCGAGAGTGGGGACTACGCGTTCGGCTTCCATGCCGAAGGCCATGAGCTGCTGCTGTGCAGAGATCCAGGTGTCGCGTGCGAAGGGCGACTCGTCGGCGAACTGGTGCAGCCGCTCCATCTGGACGGCTGCCGCCTCAGTGGAACCGGTCATGGTCTCCATGGCGCGGCCTGCGACCTGCTGCAGGGTGTTGTAGGCGATGCCGGTCTGGATGACGGACGCGCTGAGGGCGATGAGGCCGCCGCCGACGACGCCGAGCACAGCGCCCACCTGGGTGAATTCTGAGCTGAGGCCCTGCGCGGTAGTGAGGAAGTCACGGGTGGCGTCTCCGGCCTGGCGGAAACCTCCGGCGACGGTTCCGCCCAGGGTGGAGCCGACGGCGCCCAGGGTGTCCCGGAAGCCTCCCCCGAAGGTGAGGCCTTCTTGGAAGCTGCCCACGAGGCCGTCCATGCCGCTCGAAGTGGCGAGGATGGACTGGTGTGCAGCGTCGCCGGTGGACTGGACCCCGGAGAGGCCTTCGGACATGCGGAAGAGGGCGCCGCTGGACTCTGAGCCTGCTGTGGAGACGCGTTCCACGCTGGTCGCGACCTGATCGGCTGCGGGCGCTGCGGTCTCGAGTCCACCGGACATGCGTGCCAGGGCTTCGGAAGAGGCAGAGACCCCGCCGGCGGCTGCCTGGTTGGCCTGCCCCATCCGCTCGGTTGACGAAGCTGCTTGGTCCGCCGAGTCGGCGACTTGGGAGGCTGAACGCTCAGCCAGGTTCATGGCGGCGGTAAACCCTGAGACCTCTGCAGAGAGTCGGACCGTGACATTCCTGTCGGCCATGTCAGACCTCCTGGGTATGCTGTTGGAATTGATCCCGTCGCTCTATAGCTCTGAGGGGAGCTCCCATGCGCCGCTTACTCGTCCCTGTGTTGGCCCTATCAGCCGTGACTCTTTCGGCATGTGGGGTGCGGTCTGATGCCCACTACGAAGACACCGATGAGCTACGAGAAGCCCTGGTGAATGAGGACTTCGCTTGCCACGGCAATTCGTCTTCTTTCGGTGGAGGCGTGGAGCTGCTGGAGTGTGATTCTGGGATCGGGATTTACACATGGGACGAGGGCGAGTCGGACGACTCGGAAGAGCTTGAAGCAGTGCTGACCGAGCACGCAGGTAGCTCGAACTACGTGGTCGCGTCAAACACCTGGGCCCTCGCCCATCACCAGCACGGACAAGCCATTCGACTCCAGGAGGTTTTCGGTGGAGAGCTCATCGGTTCCGATGACCTAGCCGAGTACTTGAGTGCCCTGCAGGTGGCCTACTCATCGTGTGATGGCGACGACTCTGACTGGGTCACCTACGATCCCGACTACTCAGTCCTGACCGTCTCCCGCGCATTCGCCGAGTCAGGCTCTTCGTTCAGCGACGCCGGCTTAGAGGCCGCTATCGCTTATGGCTGCATCATGGAGGAGATCGATGCGCCGACTCACGTGAAGGACGACGTCTCTAGGACTCGCGCCTTAGACGGAACCCGTGATACTTCCTGGGGTGACTACAGCGCCTCGTGGACGTTCCACCCTGACTCCGGGTTGAACATCCAGATCACTGACGAGTCCTAGCCGAACATCCCCGGGGGCGGCTTAACTGGGGACTCCTCCCCCTTGCCGGCACCGGCGTACGTCGGCAGGTAGATCGCGCCGTAGTCCGGCACGTCGTTCTTCTGCGCCTCCGCCCGTTGGGCTTCGACGACTGCTGACGCGTGGCACACCTCGCGTTGCGCTTCGAATCGTTCCTCAGACCTGCACACCGCTTTCGGGTATCCGCACTGCGGGCACAGCGACCGCTGGTGCATGGTGTGCGCCATCATCAGGTCCAGGTTGCGGCCCCGTAGGTCCCCGGTCACCGCCTGCTGGTGGACGATGAAGTCCGACGGTGACCGGGACCAGTCCTGGGCGGCCTGTAGGGCGAGTAGCGCCCACCCTCCCTGGTCCGAGCTGAGGAACTCTAGGAGAAAGGGGCATCAACCCGGGGGGTCTTGTTCTGCGCGGCCAGCCACGCCTGCTTGATCTTCTCCCACTGCCCGCCGGCGAGGACACCCTCGGAGAGCTGGTGCCACTGGTCTGCGGTGATCTTCTGACCGTTGATCGTCGCCGCCTGGGCGAGGACCATGCAGGTGCCCTTGACGGTCTGGTTCCAATTGCGCTTCTCACTGACGTAGCGCTTCTTGAAGCTTGCCGCGATCTCTTCGACCTCCCCGTCGGAGAGGGCGGTGATGACAACTTCGGCCTTGGCGGCGCGGATCCGAGCATTGAGATCGGTCTGTCGACGTTCGAGTTCGGAGGCGGTGTCTTCGTCGCCCATGGCCGCGTCGGGATCTGGCTCGCCGGTGTTGGTGGCGTTGTGCTTGGCGATGTCGGCGCGCAGCTGCCTGACCTCGTATTCGAGGTAGGGGTCACGGTAGATGGTGACGGTCTCTGTGGCGCGACCGGTCTCACCGGTGGCGAGCCACTGGGCCAGGTCAAAGCCCCCTGCGTCGGGGGCGGTGTGTTCAGTCATGTCAGGCTCCTAAGTACGTGGTCAGGCTCAGCGTCAGGCTCGGATGGTGAAGGGGGTGACCGGTGGCGGGGGTGAGCCTGACAAACCCTCCCCGCCACCGGCGATCAGTGGGGCGGAGGTCAGCCGCCGGCGGTCTCAGCGACCACACCGTTGAGCACAGCGGACTGCACCGGGGTCGGGATCGTCCGCTTGATGTAGCCCGTCATGTTCTGCTGGCGCTGCCAGTTGTCCGCCTCAACACGGAACGCCGAGTACTCATCACCGGCCTCCCAGTCCAAGTCGTAGCGCTTCCCGGTCTCACGGATCACGATCACCGCAGAGGTGCCCTTGACCTTAAGGGCCTGGAAGATCTCGTCAGCCTCGGGGTCGGCAGCACCGGGGTTCTCGACGTTGAAGTACCGGAATGTCTCCATGCGGCCTTCGTAGTTGGAGTTGCCCAGGGTCTCCGGTGCACCCTCGTCACAGAGGGCGGCGTCGCCGGTCTCGGTAGCCGAGTCGGTGGCTGAGTAGCGGGTGCCTTCCTTGGTGACACGGCAGGATCCGTCGATGCCCTCGTTGAGCACGTCGGCGCTGATCGCGTCGAGGTCGCCGGTGTAGCCGAGCAGGACGGTGAACTTGCTGTGGGCGTCCGCGTAGGTGCGGGGCACGGTCGGGATGAGAGGCACGATCACTTCTCCTGGTTCTTGGTCGCGGCGGTGGCCTTGGTGCGTTCAGGCTCGGTGACCTGCTGGGTGGTGGTCGTCTGTTCAGCGGCCTCGGCTTCAGCCTTCGCCTTGGCGTCAGCCTCAGCCTTGAGCTTCGCCTTGGTGGAGGGGGCGAGCTCCAGGTGGGCGGCCATCTTCACGATGTGCGGGTGCTCCCGGTACTTCTTGCCGGTGCGCTTGTCGACGGTCAGCACGCGGCCATCGTCTGAGTGTTCAGCCATGATGTGGTTCTCCTGATCAGGTGGAGGTGGATACGAGAAAACCCCCACCGGTACCGGGAGGGGGCGAGTGTCAGGCTCAGGGTGCGAAGGGGCTACTGGGTCTCGAGGTACCAGCGCATGGGTGCGATGTACCGGTCCGGCAGGTCAGGGTCGGGCAGGATCTCGCCGCCGCCAAGGAACTGTGAGGACTGCAGCGATGACTCGTGGTAGACGTTCCCCGACCCGATCTGCAGCCCAGTGAGTGCCGCGGCGACGTCGTCGGTCATGGGCATGAGCTGGTTGAGCGGGTCTGTCGCTACGCAGGTGGTCTGGAAGGGGAACGCCTTGCCGTCGCGCAGCTGCACACCTGAGATCGCCATGTCATCGGTGGGAACCGGGACTCGGGCCCAGATGACGACGTAGGGCATGATCTGCCCGTTGTTGAAGGTCGGCAGGGCGTCGGGGACGTTGCCGTGGAATACCCGGTCTGGGGCGAGCCCGTCGATGCCGGTGAGGGCGTCGGTGATGGTCTGGTAGACCTCGCGCATGGTGATCGTCATCGGAGGATCTCACCGCCTAGGCTCTCCATCGCTGAGATGAAGCTTGGTTCGATGGCGTCCAGGGCGGGGCCCATGAACGGCTGCGGCGGCATCCGAGACGTGCCGTACTCGACGTAGACCGAGTACTCGGCGGTGGGGCTGATGATCACAGCAAGCCCGCCGGAGTCCGTGGCGGTGTCAATGCTCGACTGCATGAACCCGGTGTCGACCGCGGCGTTGGCCCTCGCGTGGTTCGCCAGGGCGATGCCGGAGCGTCGGACGACGAGTGAGGCTTTGGGGATCACAGTGGCCCCGGCGGCCTTGAGATCGGCGGCGAGGGCGTGAAGCTCGTCCCCGGCCATCAGGTGCCCTGCTGCTGGGTCGTGTGTTCCCGGCAGATAAGGTCCCGGTTGAAGGACTCGGTGCCGTGTTGGAGCCCCAGGATGCTGAACTCGCGGCCCTCGATGGCCGTGGATCCGGGGTTGAGGGTGACGCGGAGTCGGTGGCCGTGCTCCCCTACCAGCAGGCTGGGCAGCGCATTGGCCGGTACCTGCACCAGGTAGTCGGCGGTGTCCAGCGACTGGGAAGACGCGGCCAGCGTGTTGCCTGTGGAGAGTGACCGGATGCGGGCGTGCACCCCGCCAGCGGCCACCGCGTCACCCACCGGGTCGCCAGAGGCCTCACCCCACCCCGGGGACGGCACTTGGTCCGCCGGGACCAGAATGTCGACCCTGGAGCGCATGGCGGACTCGGCGACCGGCTGGTGAGCTTGAGACCAGGCGTCAGGGATCACAGCGGTGTTGGTGAGCGGCATCAGTAGACCCTCCGCTCCTCAGCCTCCAGGCGACCACCAGCACCACCGAACGGGACCAGGTGGAAGGACCCCTCTGCGGCGAGCTCGGCGTCGGCGGCCTTCTCGTCGTAGTCAGCAGCCAGGGCGCGCAACGCGTCCGCCACGGCGGGTCCGTCGGTGCTGAGGTCTTGGGTGCGGATCTTCTTCGACGTCAGGACCTCGGAGGCGGCGATCGTTCGCAGCGCGTCCGCTGAGGCGCGGTAGATGTTCATGTCATGCTCGGCCAGGAACAGCTCGAGCTGATCATCGGTCAGGAGTCGCTTGGTTGGGTCGTTGTGGACGTCGGAGATGCGGAGCCTGACGAGGGCCACAGCTTTCTCGGATTCGGTAGGCACTATGCACCACACTTTCCGGGCCGTAGCCCTCGTCAGACGATATTCAGTTGGAGTCAGGCTGCGCCGGTGGAGGCGTAGGTGCCCTGGCCGAATGCTGCAGCGGTGCCCAGCACGGAACGACCCCTATACCAGATGGTGTCGTTGTCGAACGACCCCTCCTCGTAGCCGATGGACCCGCCGCCGACCCGGTCGCCCTGGTCACGCTTGGTGCGGATGTCCACATCAGGGTGGCCGGCCAGCGACGCAAGGATGAGCGCCGGGTTCTCGGTGGCGGCACCCGGAACCAGTGCCCAGGCGCTGTTGCGGATGCCGGTGGCGAGCTGGCGGTTGAACTCCCGCGACACCTGGACGGTGATCCCGGCCAGGGTGTTGGAGCGTTCGATCTGGCGGGTCACGTCTCCCTCGACGGTGGTCTCCCGGACGGTACGCACCTGGGTGATCGCGGTCGCGGTGTCCTCCAGTGCGGGTGGGACGACCAGCACCAGAGTGGAGGTGTCGACCGATCCGTCACCGCGGTAGTTGTCCGCCTCGATGGCTGCCTGCTTGGCGGCCTTGAGGGACTCGAACCCGAGCCCTGCCGTGCCGGTCTCAGCGAAGAAGGATCCGTTCAGGGTGCCGTCGGCACCGATGAAGTGGCGGTACACCTCGCGGTTGCGGGTGTTCGCGCCGCCGCGGCCGAGGATGCCGGGGAAGTCGGCCAGGGCGGAGAAGTCTCCGTTGAGCCAGCGTTCCCAGGTGAGACCGTAGTTGCGGCCGAACTTCTCGGCGCGGAACTCGATCTCGGTGTCCTTGAAGGGGTTGTCGGACTTGTACTCTTCGCCCTCGTTGACCCGCTCGAAGTAGGTCTCCCCGAAGAGCTCCATGAGCTTCTTGGGCCGGAAGTCGACCACAGTCTCGCGGCGTGCGATGGCTGCGGTCTCGTCGGTGACCTCACGGTAGGCCGCACGAGCTTCCCGTTCGAACGCCTCGCCCAGTAGGGACGGGAAGTCCGAGGTGGTGAAGGCTTCCTTCAGGAGTGCGGTGGCGGTGTGGGAGCGGCCGGAGAACCCGTCGGCGAAGAGCTTGGCTGCTTCGAGGACCTTCCGGTCGTAGGTGTTGCCGATGCGGAAGCCTGCGGACTCCAGCACGTTGCTCAGGACCTTAGTCATGATGGTCTGTTTCCTATCTCAGCGTGTGCTGGTCAGTTCGCGGCCGGCGCGGCGGCGGGGGTCACGTAGCCGTAGGGGGCGACCTCGAGGTCGCCGGAGCCGGAGCCCTTGGAGCCCAGGGCCACGCCGAACGGGGTGGAGTTGGCGGTCATGGTGAGTCCGGAGCCGCCCAGGTAGACGATCTCGCCCTGTGCTGCGGCGCCGGTGACGGTGAAGTCGTAGGATCCGACCAGCCAGATGGTGACCTTCTCCCCTTCTGCGGCGGCGATCTTCGCGACACCGGCCACGGCACCGATGACCACGGGGTCTCCGGAGGCGTAGGCCTTGTCGGCGGTGAGGGCGATGTACTCGCCGCGTGCGTATCGCTGGTTGGTTGCCATCTCAGCGGTCTCCCTTCAGGGCGGTGACGATGTCTTCGTCGGAGACTTTGTCGGCCTCCTGGATGGTGTCGGGGGCGGCGGTGTCGCCGAACCCGGTGATGCGGGGTCCGCCCTTGGCTTCGGCGATCTCCTCGGCGAGCCCTTCGGCTTCGGTCTTGAACGTGTCGGCGTCGAACTTCTCGCCGCGGACGGCGGATTCAACGAGGCGGGCCTGGGTCTTGGGGGCTTCGATCCCCTTGAATGCCTCGGCGACGATGGCCTGGGCTTCGGTGCGGGTGGCGGCTGCGGCCAGGCTGGCCTCCGCCTTGTCGGCGCGCTGCACAGCGGTGTCGCGCTCGGTCTCGAGGGCCTGAACCCGCTCCGTAGCTTTGCTGAGGCGCTGGTACTCGGCTTCCTTGATCTCCATGCTTCCTCCAGTGGTAGCTCTAGGAGCGGACTCCACGGCGGTTGCCGTAGAGGTGTCAGGCTCAGGACTTGTGGGGGTGAAAGTGGTCTCGGGCTTGACCTCTTCGGGCTCACCGGTGAGGGTCACGTTGACGCCGTCGCGGGTGTAGGTCTGCCGGAACTCAGCCGTCACGCGCCGGTCATCGTCGGTGTAGCGGGAGAGCCGGAAGTACACGTAGGTGTCGTCGAAGTCTTCGAGGTACGCGTACTGGCCGTCCTGGTCGTAGGCGTCGACCGCCATGGAGAGGTAGCGACGCACGTCGTTGGTCGTGGCTTCGGATACGTGCTTGGGCTGGTAGGCCAGTCCGTTGCGTTCGGCGATCTCTCGGCGGGCTGACTCGATGACGTCGAGGATGCGACCGCCCCGGCCGGCCTTGGTGACCAGGTCGACCGACTGGGCCTCCACGATCCGGGCAATGGTCCCGTCGTCCTCGACCTCGGCAGAAGCGCGGATGGAGAGGCCGATCAGGTCGGCGCGCTCCTTGATGGCGTCGTAGGTGGACGGCAGCGGCTTGAAGTCGGCTTCCAGGGCGCGGGTCTCGGCGTTCCATGCGGCGTCCGATTCCAGGGATCCGGCGATGGTCAGCACGGACCGTTCTGGGCGCTCTGAGGTCTCGGAGACGGTGGGGTGATCGAAGTGCAGGTGCAGCCCCTTGTGGAACACCCGGTCGGTCGCGGCGGACTCGAGGGTTGCGGCGGGGTAGGTGCCGGAGGATCCGGTGCCTTCGTCGATGATGCGGACCCGCATCACACCAGACTTGGAAGTCTGGGTGAGGGTGCCGGTGGCCTCAGAGACGGCAGTCAGCTGAGCGGTCATGGTCGCCTCCTATAGGCTGTGAGGATGGTAGACAGGCACTTCTCTCACCTGGTCGATGACTCGTCCGGGTGGTGCACCGTGTGCGGTGGAGAGAAGAAGCTGCAAGGCATTGAGCTGACGAAGCAGGGCTCGTCGATCTGGACTGAGTGCAAGGAGTGCGGCACCCTGTTCCACCGTCCGCCAGGTCAGCGGCCGGACAGGTCCCGGAGCGGGGCTTCGTAGTAGGCGGCGCGCCAGTCGTCGTTCTCACGCCTGACTGAGAGGTCTTCCCACCCGATGGAGCCTTGCTGCCAGAGCTCGTAGCGTCCGGGGCCGAGCATCTGCCGCTGGGTGTCTTCGGTGAGCCCGTCGAACCATCCGGTGAGGTTGGTGTCGATGTCGGGCGGCTCGTCGGCGTCGATCCCCAGCTCAGACCACGGGCGCAGCTTGTCGATGAACGCGCACCGGCCTTGTGGGTGGTCCTCGGGGCCGACGGTGTCGACGGGGAACTCGGTGCCGGACATCGCCACACACGACATGCAGGTCCTAGCGTCTGGTGTTGCCATCCACACCCGGGCGGCGATCAGGTCGGTGTTCTCAGCGACGGTGGCCGCGTGGGCCAGACGGTGGGCGTCGATCTGTTCGGTGCGCGTTATCCGACTTGCGCGGGCCAGGCCCCCGTTGAATGCGCCCTCGGTGTCCCGGACGATCCTGCGGGCGGTGGTGCGCGGGTTGGCGCCGTCGATGATCCCCTGGGTGAGGTTCCGCTTCATCGCGGCTTCCATGTCCGCAGACAGCGGGGCGGTGGCCGTGTGGATCTGGCTGGTGGTCCTGGCCACGATCGCCGCCAGGGCTGTGTCGCTGACGCCGCCGAACCTGATCGCCGCAGCAGCCTGGCCGGCGGGGAGCTGTGAGCGGAGACCGTCAAGCACCACTGGGGGTGCGCCGGCGACGATGGTCTCGATGTCCTGGATGATCCGCTGGTCGGCGTACTCGGCCAGCTCGTCGAGCCGGGGGCGGGTGGTCTGCATCGCCTGGGTTACCCGCTCAGCCTGATCCAACTGGGCCGGGGTGGCGCCGGTCGGGTACTGGGCGACGAGGTCCTGGACCAGCTGGTCATATTGAGGGGCCAGATCGTCCCACACCCCGACCCAGGCGGTGGCGATGGCGATCACCGCAGCGTCGGAGAGCTCCACGATCTCGGCCCGGCGGGCCATGGCAATCCGGCGGGTCTCATCTGTGACGGACACCAGGAACCACCACCCTCTATAGGATCTCGGCGGGGTTCCCGCCACGGCGGAGCGCATCAGCAGCGGCCTGGCCTGCGGCGTCTGCGGTGACCGTGCCGGGTGGGATGAAGTTCCCGTCCTCGTCGGTGACCTTGGAGAGGACTTCGTCGACGTCGCGGACCCCGATGGCGCGCAGGATCTTCTCCAACGTGATCAGCGGCGGCACCAGTCCGGTGCTGTCCGCGTCGACCAGCGCCTTGATGAGCACCTCGACCGGGGTGTCGTCCAGTGGCGGGAAGTCCACGGACAGGGTGCCCTCGTCGGTTTCCCGGAAGGCGGGGCGCAGGTGGTCCCCGGTGCGCTCCACCCGTCCACGCCGGCGCAGCGGGCCGCGGGGGGCGAGCGTGGCTTGAAGGATGACGTACTCGAGGATCTGCCGGCGGGTCTCACGCCACACTTCCTGGCGGGCTTCCATCATCAGCCGGGTCGGCAGGTTCAAGGTCTCGGCGGTGGCCCTTGCGCCGGTCTGGCCGGGGTCCGAGAGCAGGGTGGTGACTGGCAGCCCGAAAGCTGCAGCGACCATGGTGGCCAGTGGCCGGCCGGACTCGGAATCGATGGTCGCACCGGACTTCGGGACAGCCTGCAGGGTGGTCTCCCCGGACATGACTGCGGTGGACCCGGCGGGCATGTCTCCCATGCGTGCGGCCTCGGCGCGGGCCTGCCGGGAGTGGCCGGGCTTGCCCTTGGAGGTCTGCATCCAGGCGATCTTCGACAGGGACTTGACCAGCTTGGCCCAGTCGTTGAGGAAGTCGGAGTAGGCCCGGGCCCAGGGGATGGCGGAGAACACGTCTGCGGTGCCCCACTGCTGGCCTTTGAGCTGGTTGACGGCCACATGGTAGACCGGCACGTCCCACTGGACGGGTGCGGTCTCGGAGGCTGAGAGCTGGATCCGTTTGTGCTTGGTCACCGGTGAGTAGCGCAGTGCCGGGTAGGCGGCTTTCCGGTTGAAGTACTTGCCCGAAGCGGGGTCACGCTCAGCCCACACCCGCAGGTAGTAGTGCACGGTGGCCTTGTCGCCGGGGGCGGTGATGATCTCGGCGATCTCATCCATGGGGATGTCTCGGATGGTGACCGCGCCGGTGAATCGGTCGGTGGGCAGGGCGAAGAACAGGTTCCCGTCGGTGCCGAGGGCGACCTGGTTGCGGCTGTTGGCCTGGGCGCCGGCGAGCACGTCGCGCACTACGGGGTCATCCAGGAACGCCTGCACCAGGTCGTTCGCGGCATCACCCTTGGCGACGGTGCCGACCCCCTGGCCGAACACGTACGCGGCGGTCAGGTGCAGGCCGCGGCGGACCAGCGGGTTCGCGATCGCCATCACCCGGTGCTGCTCGGCGTGCCGGATGATGCCCTCGCGGGTCATGTCCTGCTTGCCCTGCGCGGTGAGGAGCTGCCAGCCGGCATCCTCCCGGGACAGTTCAAGCTGGGCCAGGTTCTCCTGCAGCGACTCGAGCTTCCACAGCGCGGTCTCGAGCTCCCCGGCCATGTCGCGGGTCCGGTCCTGTTCGGTGACCAGGGCGTCGAGTGGGTGCGGCATGGTCACCTCCAGGGTCTACCAGTAGCTGATGGGTGGCTCGTCGTACTCGTCGGGTTCGATGATCTCGCCCAGGCCGTCGATAGGCTGCATGATGAGCTGATCGAGGGCCTGTGTGGCGGCGTCGACCTGGTCGTCGTTGGCCCCGTGCGGAAAGGACAGGACCTCTTGCATGAACTCTTCGATCCACGGGCACAGCCGGGTCGAGGGGATCTTCACGTGCTTGGACCAGACCGCCGGGGCGACGGCTGACGCTCGACTGAACTTGCTCCCCCGAGGTTCAACGGGAATAAGGCCACTCATCTCCCGGTGCAGGGCGTTCATCACGGCTGGCCCGTTGGCGCGATCCTCCACCAGCACGGTGCGGCACTGGGGCCACTTGGCGCGCATGGTCCGGAACGACTCGAGCGTCTCGTTGAAATTCATCCGCCGGCGCACCTGGTCCAGCAGGTAGACGATGTTCCCGATGCGCAGCCATACCTGACCGACGACATAGTCGCTGGAGTCATCACCCTTGAACGCGAGGTCGAACGACATAGTCAGCTCTTGATCGTCGCGCTCCATGCCGAGGATGGTGTGCTCACCTCGGTCGTTGACCTGCCAGAGCGGCTCGTCGTAGCGCTCCCACTCGGTGGGGAACACGCCACCGTCATCCAGGGTGGGGATGCCCATGTAGAGCGACTGCCACACCTTGGGGCCGACGGCGCGCTTGATGGCCTGCCACTGCTCGGGGGTCCGGCCTCGTGCTGATTCCATCCACACGCCGGGCTTCCGGCCTAGCGGGTCGTTCTCGTCGATGGCTTCGGCGGGGATGTTGAGCACGGTCCAGCGGTCGGCGTCCTCAGCGGCCAATAGACGGCCTTGGAGGTCGTCGGCGTGCCACCGGGTCATGACGAGGATGACGGGGGCTCCTGGGGCGAGGCGGGTGTTGCCGACTGCCTGCCAGAAGTTCCAGACCCGGTCGCGCCAGGTCTTGGAATTGGCCTGTTCGAGGTTGGATATTGGGTCGTCGATGAAGAGCGCGTCAACGGCGTGCCCTGTGAGTCCTGTGCTGATGCCGACGGACTTGACTCCGCCGCGCTCTCCGTCGAGCTTCCAGCGGCGTGCAGCGCCGTTGTCTGGGGCGATCCTCATTCCGAGGTCGAGGCTGCCATCTTCGCCCTGGTTGCCGGTGATCTGGTTGCGAATGTTCCTGCCGAACTGGTCGGCGAGGTCCTGGGCGTAGGAGACGATGGCGATGCGACGGCTCGGGTCCTTGGCGAGCATCCACAGCGGCCCCATGGTGGTGACCCTGGAGGACTTCCCTTCCTGGGGGCTCATGTTGATGGCGAGCCTGTCGATCTCGCCGCGTTCCACCATCGCTAGGTGCTGGTCGATGAGGTCCAGCGCGGGGGTCTGGATGGTGGTGGGCTCGATGGCCTTGGCGAGGTCCCCGGGGCTGGCGAAGATTTGCTTGTTCTCAAAGTGCCGGGCTGTCAGCTCCCAGACGGTGGGGACGGTCATGGTCTACCCCCGTGCGGTCGCTGTCGTTATAGGTGAACAGCTCCAGCCGCTTCGCGATCACGGCGGTCTCCGCGTCGGCCACGTCTTCGAACAGGCCGACGTAGTGGGACTTGCCGTTGTGGCGGACCTGGCCTGCCCATTTGCGGCGCTGGGCCTGCCAGTAGACGCCGCGCACCCCGGACTTGTTGCCGTGGTGTGCCCGTGTCTGGTGCTCCATGTTGAGCTTGTGGGTCGCCAGTCGCAGGTGTGCAACCCGGACGCAGGAGGTGTTGTGGCACCGGTGGTCGATGACGGCACCGTCGGGGATCTCCCCGTGTTCAAGCTCCCAGGCGAGGCGGTGGGCGAGCATTCCGCGACCACGGACGTGCATCTTGCCGTACCCGTGCCTGTCCAGGTGGCCGGTGAATTCGAGGCATTCCCCGTTCCACTGGCTACGGTAGGCCAGGGCGTCGGCGGGGTTGTTGAAGCGGCGATTGGGCGTAGTAGCCTGGGCCATGTCGAACTCCTAGATAGTTCGTCCAGGCCCCGGGATGTTAGCGCATCGCCGGGGCTTCTCTTGTGCTTCCAGTGTCCCATCCGGGTAGGACATGGCTGTGGTTGGTGACCCCCGGTCACGGTCGAAACGGTGGGATAGACGATGCACCGGGGGTCCGTGGCAATGTCAGGACTTGAACCTGAAGCCTCCGGGGTTTCAATCCGGCGCTCTACCAATTGAGCTACAGTGCCTGGCGTTGCCTCACCTGGAGTCGAACCAGGGGTCTCTGTCTTATCAGGACAGCGCTCTAACCTGCTGAGCTATGAGGCATTGACCGACAGTGCAAGTTACGCCGGGGCTTAAACCCGGAGGTGGCCTAGTGCAGGCCGCTGGTGCACTACTCCCAGCATGTCCGTACGCCGCGTGTGCGTTGTTTGGATACGTCTTGCACTGCCGGAGTCCTTCTGGCCGGAGTTGAACCGGCTTCATGTCCAGCTGCCCTGGCGGGGCTCGAGTGTGTGCTGGTGCAATCCGCATTGCTGTCAGAAGGTGGCGGCCGGTCCCCGACGTTGGTTGCGCAAGTAGCCAACGTCGGGGGTCCCGGACCTGAGAGGAGCACGTCCCATGAGCGATGGGCGCACAAAGAAAGCCCGAACCAGCGTGGTTCAGGCTTCTGATATTTCCGACACCTGTGGTGTGGTGCTTTCAGCGTATCACGGTCGAATTACACCGGTGTAGTTTCCCGTGCTGGTGCGTCGATGGCGTTGAGTAGCCATACAAGGTCTTCGCCGTGCCATTCGGCTTCACAGGCGGCACAGGTGGCTTCACAGTCGCCGGGGTTGCGGAGGGTTCCGTCGTCGTTGTGGGTGCCAGCGGTGAGGCAGTGGACCCGTTCGCCTTCGATGTTGAGGGTCCAGAGTTCTCCGCAGGCGGGGCAGGGCTGTTTGAGGGTGCGGCGCTTGGGCGGCGGGTCGAACATGGTCTCGATACGGTCGATGATGTCCATGGTGATGTGCTCGAGGTGAGCGATCCACGCGGTGTCGCCTTCACTCTTCCAGCGGGTGAGGAGTGCCCCGAGGTGGCCGCGTGCGTGGCCGTACCGGTCGAGGGTGACTTGGCGGACCTCCGTGTCAAGCTGCTTCCAGAGGTCGATGGCGCGGGTGTTGATGGGGATGGGCATGTCGTTGTGGTCTTGGCCGCCGCCGCGGCTGCTCTTGGTGGCGTTGGCCAGCTGGTCCAGGAGAGCCGGCTGGTAAATGTCTTGGCCGTCGCGGTTCCTAGCGAGAGTGCCGTCTGGTCGGATGAGCTTGTGTGGTTCGGTGAGACGGTAGATGTTGACGGTGAGGCTCATGGGCGTGGTTCCTCTGGTCGTGGCGGGGTGGGCGCGGTGAAGCCTGTACGGGGCAGGCGGGCGGTCTCGGTGTAGTACTCGACCTCACGATTGGCGTCTTGATCGAGCTCTTCGCGCTGCAGCTGTCCGGTGCTCTCGGCTTGGGTGCCGGGCATGTCCACCTCGCGATGGGGATCGCTGGTCGGCTGGCGGAGGGTGTCGGTGTGGGCTTCGATGAGCCCGCAGATGGCGGTGTACAGACGCCTCATGTGCTCTCTCCTCCCCCGGCGACCGGCAGGGACCTGAGCACCGCAGGCACCACGGTCGGTACCAGCCGGGCCTGATCCTGCGAGAGCCCCAGCTGGTCCAGGATGCGAGTGATTGCCTGCGCCAGGTGCAGGGCGTGGGCCTCCTGCAGCTCGATCTGCCGGCGCTCCACACCAGCCCTGAGTGCGGCGGTCGAGTACTTGGCAAGCTGGTCCTCAGCCTCACGCAGCAGCTTCCACCAGATATTCGGGGCGACCTCGTAGGTGGCGACGTCCACCGGCCCCTGAGCGCCGACACCCTCCTCATGCCTGGTGAGCCCGTAGGTGAGGCTGGCGGCACCATCCCCGGCGTCCCCGCCCGCCTCGTCTGGGATCGCCTGAACCTTAGCCCGCAGCCACAGACACTCCGCCTGCTTCCACCGACACAGCTCCAACAACATCTCAGCCGGGTCCGCGTCAGGGTCTATCAGATCCTCGCCCAGCGTCTTGCTGATCATCTCCACCTGCGCACGCGCCTTGGCCTTCTCGGTGCGTCCGCCGTGCATCCGGCAACGACGAGCGCCCGCCACTGGTGGGTTCTTGCAGCCGCCGCCGTTTCGCGTCTTGGCGTCACAAGGGGTTTGCATAGGGTCGCCTTTCTGGTCGGGAGTGCATGGGGTTGAGGATGGCCCAGACGGGGCGCAGGTCGAAGTCGTGGGTACGGTGGCGGGTCATGGTTCTTGCCCTTCGACCGTGATGCCGCCTTCACGGAGGAGCATGATGACTCGGCCCTTGTACATGCGGCGCACGCTGTCCGACTGGTCTTCCCATAGAGTCGGGCACCCCCCGTCGCCACCCGCTGATTTGTCGTGCTCGTATTTCGCCATTGCTTCGACCTGTTCGGGGTAGACGACAAGCTCTCTCGCCTGCCGAAGCTTCTTCATCTTCGTCATGACTCATCCCCCTCATCGGCACTTTTGGCAAAGTTCTGGGTGTAGTAGTTGAAGGTGTTTCCGCGCATCTCTTTGAGCAGGTCACGGATCTCTTCGAGTAGGGCATTATTTGACTTCTCGTAGTCGCTCATATGAGCCTCGTTTCTAGGGTTATGGGTGTGTATCCGCAGTGCTTCTTCGATGGCACGGCGCTCTGGGTATCCGGTTCGTGCCCCTTCGTTCTGGGTGGCTTTACGTGTGGATCGCGTTCCACTGGCTGAGACCTCTGGGCCAGCGTGCTGACTTCCTAGCTCGGCCAAACGTTTGCGTAGTTCCTTCTCGGGCTTCTCGGACAGGGCCCTAGCCCAGGCGGCGTGCTTGGCATCAGCTTCTCGGCCCTCCATGTGCATCTCGTGTTCTCGCTTCAGTGCTGCGGCGACGATCCTGCCGAGCCACTCCCAGTCGTCGTCTCTTGGCTCTTCACGTCGCAGGATGGCCTGGGCGATCCCGGTATCTCCTCCTGTGAGCATCCGGTATCGCTGATCGTGCAGTGCTTCGCCTATGGCTTTCAGGTAGCTCATTGGTCTTACCTCTCTCGGTGGGTACGAAAAAGCGCCTGTCGCGTTGTGCGGGGCGCTTGGTGGGTGTTTGTGTGTCGGCGGGCTACGGGGCCGCCCTGGGGCTACCCGTAGGCCGGGGCGAGGGTGATCTGCGCGTGCGGCTGCTCCCAGTCCTGCACGTAGCGTTTCCGGGCGTCGAGGTGGGTGATCTGGGCGTCGTCCCGGAATGGTCGCGCCAGTCCGGTCAGGTCGCCGGTGTCGAGGGTGAGTGCGTCACCGATGGCGCGGGTGAGCTTGTCGAGGTCGGGCTTCACCGCGCAGGGAAGGTCGACGCAGCTGGCCTTGATCGCGCCGGTATTGCGGCCTGTCCCGTATTGCCCGTCCGGCCGCGGCATGACGAACACGACCCGCATGGACACGGCGCCCTCGATAGTCTGGGAGCCTGCCTGCCGCACGTACTCGGCGCGCACCCGGTTCCGCCACGGCTTGAGGTCGTCCCGGTAGACCATGCGCCCCTTGCCGAAGCTCTTCATGCTCCCCTGCGGTATCGGGGTGCCTGGCACGGTGAAGCGGATCATGGACGATCACCTCGCTGGGCGATGCGGCGGACCTTCTGGGCGTGCGATCGCTTCCGGTGCCATCGCCAGTCTGACCACCAGACGTGGAGCCGAGCGCGAGCTACGGCATCCCAGGCGAACTGCGACCAGACCCGCCGCCCATTCCCGGGAATGTAACTGACGCCGAGTTGCGGGTCGCTCTTCCACTCACGGCGGACCACTACGTAAGTGGCAGTCCCCGCAGCGCCGATCTCTGCCAGCCACCTGTGGCCGGTGTGCTTGCCTGTGATGGTGAAGTAGTCGCTCATGCCCCGGCCTCCTCGATAGCGCGGCGGATGCGTGCTTCTAGGCGCTCCATGCCAGCGGCTACGGCACCTGTGGGGTCAGCCGCTTTGCTGGGTACCTCGTACACGGCTAGCTCTATGAGCACGGCTTCGACTTGCGCGTTCCTCAGCGGCAGGGCGGTCCGGGCGTGAGCGATGAACTCGGCGTCACCATCCTTAGCGGTTGATGCGATTTCAGGGGGCAGCTCTGACCACCGGCCCAAGTCACTGTCCTCGGCGTGGATTGTCCGGGTGTAATAGCTCCCTGGGTATCCAAGATGCTTGATCTCCCACGGTCCCGCTGTGGCGGCGTTGATGATGCGGCGTTCTTCTTCGAGCTGTTCGGTGATGTCACTCATCGGGGTCTCCTTCGATTCGGAATCCAGCGGCGCGGAAGATCCGCTTGGCCCTGTTGAGGTATGGGGCCTTGGCGGTCTCTGAGAGCTGAGACCAGGGCGGCCCATAGCTCATGCTCGGATCGGATTGCGCGTGTTCGTATTCAGCCATCGCCGCCGTCTCGATCTGCTCAGCGGTCACGGTGGTGGGCTCGGCCTTGAACTTCATCGCGGCCTCCCACACCGGGTACGCGGCAAGCTGGGCAATCATGGAGGGTGTCGCGCCATAGAGCCTCACGCTCGTCTCTGGCCGGTTGATGATCTCGAACAAACTTTTAGATGCCTCGGTGATTGACCGGTGGTAGGCGTCGTGCTCTGCATCTGCTGTGCGGGTGTCGTTGGTGCTCATGGGTGCCTCTCTCGGGTCGGGTCGTGCCTGTGTGGTCGTGGCCGGTCCTCGTAATCCGCCGGGTCGCGGTCGAGCATCTGCCCCTTGGCCTGCTGCTCGAGGATGAACCAGCGGGGTGCCCGGTTCTTGCCGGCGTGCTTCGGTGGCGCGATCGCCCGGTGTTTCGATTCCTGCTCCCTTGCTTTCGAGTAGTAGAGCTTTCGGATCACGCTGGCGTCGATGGGGCGCCGGTTCTGCGGGTCCGGGTGCATCCCGTAGTAGTCCTGCACCACAAGCTGGCCCGCCGCGAACGGGATACCGTCATCCCAGCTCCCATCCGACTTGGGTCGTGCGCCGAGTGCTGCCGCCCAGGTCTGAGCCGCGGCGTCGGTGCTGAGCACCAGGTGGTCGTGCTGCCGGGCGAACGCGAGCAGCGCGGACGCTTCCTGTGCGTTCATTGGGCGTCCTCGATCTGTTTGGGCTGGAAGACCTGATCCCAGGAGAGTGGCTTGCCAAGCTGGCCGTTACCGATCCGCTCGTGGCGCTCCTTCGCGATCTGCATCTCACGCTCAGCTGCGGTCTGCCGTGGTGGCTGGGCGCGCTTGTTCCTGAGCTCGTGCAGCACCGATGGGAGCACGGATGGGTGCGCACCCTTGGTGTTCCACGTCTGGACCGCCGACCGGACCTGCTGATAATCCTGGCCTTCATCGAGGAGCGTCTTGATCTCCTTGCTGAGCTGGCCGATCACTCTGCCGGGTGGTCGCTCGGCGCAGTTGTCGATCCACTCCCCGACCAGCGTCTGGGAGCTGCGGGCGTCGTCGCTTGCGACGGTCGCCGAAGGGTTTACTTCTGTCTCTGTCTCTGTCTCTGTCTCTGCTTTAGTTTCGGTACCCGACCCGGGTGGCGATCCGGATAGCGACTCGGAAACCGGCTGGGTTTTCTTTGGCTTTCGTGGCCGCCCTCCACGCTTGCCGTTTTGGGCGTTGATCGCCCGTCTGGCGGCGATTTCGGCCTTGGTCTCCTGCATGTCGGAGAATCCGTGCAGTTCGTAGTCGCCGTTGTCGAGTTGAAGCAGCGATGGGGCGGCGTCGTCGTTGGTCAGCAACTCGGCTACCACTTCGGCATCCCACCCGGAACCGACTCGGTTTACGACTCGGTTCTTGAGAATCCCGTCTGTCTCGTACTTCCGGCTGTACAGGATCATCTCGACGTGCGCCCTGAACGCGGCGTCGGACAGGCTGGCGATCTTCGGGTGGTTCGCGTAGTCGAGAGACAAGCGGATGAAAAGATCAGTCCTCTTCGCCACGGATGGCCTCCCTGATTCCTTGGTCTTCGAGCAGGTCGAGGTCTCGTTCGCTGACACCGACGCTCCTGGCATATTTGGTGGTGGCGCTAAGCCTGTCGAGGCTCCCCCGGCATGGGTCGAGCCAGGCGTCGTGGGCGGCCCTGCGGAGCGAGTCGGCGGCTATGGCCCGGGTGACGATGGCCTGCTGCTCGGCTGGTGGGAGCAGCAGGTCGAGCTGGTACTTCGTGGTCATGGCCTGAATTCCTTCTTGTAGCGGGTCAGGTAGTCGCCAGAGACTGGGAAGCCACCGAAGATGGCGTTGCACGTATCGGCCCACTTGACCGTTATCCAGGGGTCTCTGGTCAGCGCATCGGCGGTCTGGTCAGTGGCGATGTCCGTGTCTTCGGCGTCCACAGAGCTGTACTTCTCGTTCATGGCTGCCTTTCTTGGACTTGGAACCCGGCGGATTCGAGGACGGCGCGTGCGTATCCGCGGTGGCTGGCCTGGCTGGGCTCGGTCCATTGGTCGTAGTAGTCGTGGCCGCCCCCGAGGTGACGTGCGAGACCCCGGTAGGCGTCCTCGAACCTGGTGGGCGTGATGACCGCGGGGAGCTCTGCGCCGTCTGGGCTGAGCCCGTCGATCTGGTCGCGTGCTTCCTGCAGCTGCAGCTCGGCTGAGGTGATGAGTGCTCGGCACCGGTGGATCTTGTCGTAGTTGCTCATGCGGCTTCCTGTCGTCTGCGCCTTGCCCGGTCTCGCCAGTACTCCTTGGCGGCGGCGTGGCACCGGTTGCATTTACAGCCGGCCCCGTACTTGGCGTAGGTGCCGTGCTCTGGGGCGGGCTTCCAGGACGCGCCCCGCCCCGCGTGCTTGGGTGCCTTCTGCGCACCTGGGTCTCGGCTGGTGAGCTTCTGGTAGGCCCGGTCGATCGCGACGATGGTGGTGTAGCGGGGCCGCTGGGAGGCGCCGCTACCGATCCTGGACACTGGTGCGTTGCTGAGGCCCGCGGCCTGCCCGATGACTGTGGTGGTCCAGCCGAGGCCGACGAGTGTGCGGACCTGGGCCTGGGCTCGGGCGAGCTCCTCGGGGAGGGCTGTGCGTTTGCGGCGGGACAGGTAGACGGTCTTCTTGTAGGTGCGCTGATACTCGCGGATAGCGGCGGTGCAGTCGTCGCAGCGGCAACCTCGGGCCGCGTAGCCGGTGAGGTCGCCTCTGCCGATGGGGCATGTGGTCATGGCTTCCTCTCAGAACAGGGCGGGCTGGAGCACGAGCTCTCTCGTGTCCGCATGGTCGGGGGTGGCGGCGTGCGCGGTGCGGGCGGCGTGGTCCTGCCACCACTCGCGCCATGCGGGGGTGGCGAGCTGCAGGATTGATCCGCTGATGCCGTGGAGGCCGGGTGGGTCGTCGCTTCCCCAGATCGGGTAGGAGTACATGGCGTGGTGGTGGCAGACCAGGTAGAGGGTGTGCGGGATGGGGCACCGCTGGCCGGGGCAGTGGTGGGTCGCGTAGTTCGTCGCCGTCCGGGTGCACTGGACGCCGATCTGCAGGACGTCGCGCCGGTACTCGTCCTGCGGCCAGTCGGCGGCGGGGCCGCTGGTGGTGAGCTCTCCCCACTGGCAGGGTTCCGGCCGGCCATCCTCAGGCGGTGGCGGCAGGGCGTCGCGCAGTCGCTCAGACCAGTGCAAGCCGTCCTGGTGGTACATACCGGGGATGGTGCTCATTGGGTGGCCCCTCTCGGGCATAAGTCAGGACCCGAGCAAGCCAGGATCCTGTCGCGATGGTGTAACGTGGATCACCCAGTCCGCCCCCTATGGACTGGGCAGGCCCGCTTGGTGAGTTGTCCCAGGCGGGCTTTCGTTTGCTTTGACCCAGACACGCAAAAGGCCCCCACCAGTTGGTGAGGGCCTTGCGGGGCTATGGGAAGCGGACTTATCTAGTCCTCGGACTCTCCTTCTTCGAGGATCTTGACCCAGTAGACGTGATCCAGGTTGATCCAGTAATCGCTACCGTCACCCCTCTGGAAGGTCGCGAATCCGCCACGTTTCAGCAGCGTGTTCAGATCGCTTGCTGTGGCATTGCGGACATAGGCAATGAAATTGCTCCGCTGACTTTCCGCCGGCGTGATACGAACTTTGAGTCGATTGCTCATAGATCTCCTCGATCCAAAACGACGTGATTTACGTCTCCTTCAACGGTAACCCCCGCCCGCAGTCCTTCAGCGGGAGCGCATAGCTCATGCGGGGCCGCCGTCGTGGTGTTCTCGCCACAGGCAGAGGCCGAGCACGATGAGGAACACGACGATGAACGGGAACAGGGTCAGGTGGTCGGTCATGCGGCGATCCCCTCGACGGTGATCCCGCGGGCCCGGCGTGCGTCGAGCCATGCCTGCGTGGTCCTAGCGTTGATCCGGTGGCGCAGGTCGTCTGAGTCATGGCCGTGGATGACCAGTGGGGCGGCGAGGTGGTGCATGGCCCGATGGTCGGCCGCGCTGGACCCCTGGTCCCTGGTGGAGCGGGGCCTGGAGCAGGGCTGGCAGGATCCGTGCGCGGCGTGCACCACGGTGCCGGGGTGGTCGGCAACCCTGTCTGAGGAGATCCGCATGGTGCGGCCGCAGTCCTTGCAATCCGCGCCACGATAGGGAGAGGTCTTCGGGCGTTCGGTCACAGTGCCTCCTCGGGCCAGTGGTCCTGGATGCTGTTGCGGGTCGCCCTGCGGGTGACGGCGGCTTGCGCACGGGTGAGGCCGATGGGGTGGCACGAGCACTGGTGGCGCAGCGCGCACACGCCCGGGATGGAGCGGCACTTGCCGCAGCATGGGATTTCCTCTGGGTACTCAGGTATCAAGGTGCGTCTCCTCTAGACGACGAGAGCCCCCACCGTGATCGGCAGGGGCTCGGGTTGCTTGGTGCGGATGGGAGTCAGAAGGGTGCTGGGCCGGCGCCCGGAGCTCCCCAGGACCCGCCGCCGGAGCTGGAGCCGCCCCACGGATCCTGCGGTGCAGCAGTTGCCGGGAAGCCGCTGGACTGTGACCGCTGAGCACCGTCCTTCTGGACCCGCTGTGCCGTGGTGGTCTGGAACTTGAGGTTCGGACCGATCGCGTCCACGTCGATCTCCTGGGCGGAACGCTTCTGTCCGTCCTGCTCCCAGCTACGGGTCTTCGCGGTGCCCATGACCAGCACCTCCTGCCCCTTGCGCAGGGACTCGGCGGCGTTGATCGCGAGCTCCCGCCAGAGGTTGAGCCGGTAGAAGGTGGGCTCCCCGTCCTGCCACTCCCCGCGGACCTTCTCGCGACGGTTCACAGCGACGTTGAGGTTCAGCACGGCGGCGTCGCCCACGTGGCGGAGGCCATCTGGGTCGTGGGTCAGGTTTGCGGTGATGACGGTGGTGTGCATATCTCTCCTTGAGACGACTTAGGCCAGCCCGTGTGGACTGGCCTGATGATGTGGTGTGGATGGTCAGCGGTCGACGTGCTGGCCGATGACTGCGCGGAGGCCTTTCTTCGCCTGTTCCTGCAGCTGCATGGCCTTGTTCTGCTGGTCGAGGTCATGGCCCGCCTGCAGCTGCGCGACAGATGCGTTGGCGAGCTCGGTGGCCTTGACCCAGATTGAGTACGCCTCAGCCGTGGATAGCTGGCCCATGCTTGCCCTCCTTCATCTGGTGCAGGTGATTGAGGTAGCGGCTGGTGTCCTCGGCGGGCCCGGTGCGGAGCAGGTTGAGCCCCACACCGAGCCACACGCTGTCGAGGGTAATCCGCGCCTCTTCGGCTGGCGGGAGAGTGATCATGATGTCGGCTCCACGTTCACGTATCCGCCGACGATGGCCGCCCCAGGATCATCGAGGCGCACTGTGACGTAGGTGCCTGCGGGCTGTGGTGGGTCTTCGTGGCACTCACAGCCGCAGTCGTTGATGATGCAATCGTCGGTGCGGTGGTCCTCGCCGTCTGAGAAGTGGGCCGAGACGATGCGGCCACGTCCGAAGGGGTTGTCTCTCATGAGCTGACTCCCGTCCAGGTGAGCGCCGGCAGGGTCGTGCCGGTGTTGAGCCCGGCCAGTTCCCCGTCGCGCCATGCGTCCAACAGGCGGGCCCGGGAGTCGTCCCCGGAGGAGTACTTCACTGAGAACGATGACGGGTCCGCGGTGGTGGTGAACAGGGCCGGTACAGCCTCTCCCTCCTCGGTGTAGTGGTGCCCCTCGACCACCTTGGTGTGTCGGATCAGGTACGGCACCGCGTCGGACTTGAGCGCCTGGTGTGCGGGGATCACCTGCTCGGGGATCTCTTCCACCAGCTCCGGGTGCCGCCGGGCCACCCAGGCGAGGAGCTCGTCGGCCTCGGCCTGCTTGACCTTGGCCACCGGCTTCGGCTGGGTGAGGGTCAGGGTGGCGATGGCTTCCCCGTCGGGGAGGTTGATGGAGAGCTGCTTGATGCCGTCCTCCTGGAACCTGGTGAGTAGGTCGTCCATGATGGTGTGGCGTTCGTCCTTGACCTCGGTGGCGATGAAGTCAGCCACGGTCTTCCGCAGAAGGAATGCGAGCCTCTGGTTCTTGGTCAGCTGCTTGTCGTTGGTGCTCATGGGGGTGTCCTCTCAGATCACGATGTGCGCCGGGACGTCCGGGGCAGTCTTCGGGGTGTTGGGGTCGGCCTTCTTGCCGCAGGCAGGGCAGGGGAAGCTCGGTATGACGTACAGGTGGAAGTAGGCGTCGTCGTAACTACGCAGGCCCTGGTCAGTGACTTCGTGGCCACAGTGCTCGCACTCGTACAGACCTTGGAAGTCACGGCGGGACTGCTTGAGCTTCTTCTTGAGCCGCATCATGCGTTCGCTCCTTCGTCCATCGGCAGGGTCTCTGCCTGGGCCTCTTCGACGATCTCGCCCTCATGCACCTCGTTCGCCGCCTGAGCTTCGAGCTGCTGTCCGCGCTCCTGGATCTTCACCAGTCGGGCATCGGAGGGGTCCTGGCCGCGCAGCCACCGGTAGAGCTTCCGGAGCCCGTCGAGGTTGTCCCAGGCGTCGGTCATACGCTGGTCCACAGCATCCGGGCCAACGGGTTCGGGGGCCGATGCCCCGGCAGGCTCGGGGTGCTGCTCACGAGGAGCAACTGGGGGCTGCTCCACGACGTCGTCCTGCTTGTACTCCCGGCTGGTGAACTCCAGGACTTCCTCGGGTGTATATTTCAGGCCCGATAGCACCTCGGAGCAGGCGAGCCGCACACACTCGGAGATGGCCCGCCACTTGAGCATCAGGGCGGGGTCTTTGGCCCAGTGACCGCGGCCCCACAGTCCGGAGGACTCAGCCTTGGCCTTAGTCCATTCGGAGGTGTGCTCGAAGTCGGGGTCGTCTTTGCGGACGATGGTGCAGACTGCCCGCTCGGCATCCCCGGAAACGCGGACCTTGTGGCCTGCAGCCCGGGCCAGGGACTGCATCAGTGAGGCGGACATGGCGGGCCGGCCGCTGATGACATTGATCTCGTTGATGGCAGTCATCTGGTGGATGCCGAGGGCGTCCCCGTACTCCATCGCCAGCAGCACGTTGGCGGGCTGCTGCTTGTATGAGGCCGGCAGGAGGCCGCTCTGGGCCAGGTGTTCGGCGTACTTGATCTTGTCGGACAGTGTGGCGACTGTCTGCGCTCTGACTAACTCGCTCATGGTGTGCTCTCTCTCGTTCAGGTGGTCTGTTCTTGTGCTTGGTCAAGCAGTAGGCCCGGCACTCCGATCGCTCCGGTCAGGAATGCGCCGATCAGGCTGACGTGAGGGTCGGTGTGGATGTTCAGGGCAAAGAGAAGGACCCCGGCCAGAGTGGCGAGGGTCCAGAGGATCGTGCGCTGCCGGTAAGCGGCGACATGTGGTGGCGGGGCTGTCATGCCGCCTCCTTGGTGACGATGGAATCGACGGTGTGCTCGGCGCCGTCGCAGTGGGCGAGGCAACAGTCGTCCTCCTCGTGTGTTCTGGACCAGCGGGACTCCCCTGCCATGTGCTCGTCGCACTTCGCTTCGTGGGGCAACGCCGCGGTCCCGCACTGGTCGTCGGCGCGGACCATGTGGTTGCACTGGTCAGCGGAGCCACGACAAGGCCGCTCCTGCCACCAGATCAGCAGTGCCTCCAGGTGCTTCACATTGACCAACGCGGCCTCAACCTTCTCGGTGTGCAGGCTGGCCTCCTTGTAGCCCAACTCCTTGGTCTGGTGCCACGACGCCGCGGCTGAGTTGTGGAGCTTGTTCCACTCCTCCTCGAGTTCGGCGCGGGCCCGGTCGGCGTCCTGAGCGGTCTCGATGTAGGTGATCATGCCGTGAGCTCCTTCGGGGCTTGGCCGCAGCGGATACATGGGGACCCCGCCAGCCAGCGATGCCAGACGGAACAGAAGAAAGCGCTCATGACACCACCGCCATGTCTGCGCGGCGTGCGGCGATCTCCCCCGTGGGGTCCGGGTAGCCGATCAGCGACACCAGCTGCTCAGAGTCAAGGCTCATCAGCGTCTCTAGGTGCCGGGACAGGAAGCGGGGTGTCAGGTGGTCGTAGTGCTCAGCGAAGTGGTTGACCGCGTCCCGCTTGGACGGGCAGCGCCGGGCGTCCTCCTGGAGCTCAGCGATGTCCTCGAGCGTGTAGGTGGTCTTTGGTCGTGGTTCAGCGTTCGTCTTGAGTCCCATTGGGCAGAGTGCTCCTCTCTCACCGCCGATCTGTGACCGAGCGGGCCAGCGTCCGAGGACTGGCGATATACGGACTAGGGATGATGCTGGGGTGGCCGTGATGGCCGGGAGTGTCAGGCAGCTTCGTCGGTCTGCCGGCGGTCGTCCTGCTGGCCATACAGGGCCAGGCCACGGACGAGGGCTTTCGCCGCGTCGGCGATGCACTCCTCCCGGGTCGGGCGGGACTGGTCGGTGGTCATGACGGTGAGGCCTTCCACTCATACCGAGCTCCCCCGCGGCGGGACCGTGATCGGCTGTTCGAGTAGCCGGCCTTCACGATCAGCCCCGCCGCCTCAGCGGACCGGAACACGGAGCCTGGCCAGTAACGCCGCTGAGCCTCGGTCTCTGGCCGGCTGATGATCTTGTACAGGTCGTCGGCGGTGAACGTGGTGCCGTAGGCGCGGGAATCGTCGGCGAGCTGCTCGACCGCGTCCCGAGCTGAGGCCATCCAATCGGCCTTCTCATCGAGGCCGATCGCCATGGGGGTGCTCATGCTGCTGCCTTGCTGGTGTCGAAGATGGCTTCCGATGAGACGACGTAGGTGATCTCGTGGAGGTCCACGCCGAGCTCATTGGCGAGCCGCTTCACCATGTCGTCGGCGGGCTGCTTGCGTCCCGCCTCGATGTTGGAGAGGTAGCCGGGAGAGATTCCACAGGCGATTGCGAACTGCTGCTGGGGTGTCCCGGAGAGGAGCCGCATGCGTCGAAGGGCTGGTCCGTGGAGAAGTCGTTTCCTCATAGAAGGAAGCTTAGGCAACTCTAGGAAAGTATGCAAGGCAAGATTGGGAAACTAGTAGAAATAGCCGCTGACCTGGGGTTTTACGCGGAACTACAGGCATGTTTTTCCTGTGAGCGGCCAAGAATCGCGACTAGAGTGTGTTTGAGTTTTCCTGTCAGAGTGAAAGAAAGTGAAGCCATGATCACCGGCGAAGAGATCCGCAGAGCGCGGCAACGAGCTGGCTGGTCGCAAGGGGAGCTGGCGAAGCGCGTCGGAACCTCACAGCGGACAGTCGGCAACTGGGAGCGGGGAGACACCTCCCCCTCGCAGCGTGAAGCCTCAGTGCGGCAGGCCCTTGAAGGGTTCCTCGACGACGACAGGCCCGAGTCTGTCTCGCTCTCCTCCGTCAGTGACGTTGAGCTGCTGGGCGAAGTCGCCCGCCGCTTAGGCCGCGCACACTCTCGACAGAAGGAGGTGGCTCACCATGACCGTGAGGCCCCCATTACCCAGGCCGAGGACGCCTCGGCCAACCCAGACGAGCTAGCGAAGCGCCGCGAGCCGACGGAAGAAGAGTTCCTTCGCATGGCAGCAGACAAGGCTCCCGAGAACGATCCCCGTGAGGCGCGGGAACGCGAGTGGTCTCTGCGCAGCGAAGAGAGCCAAGAATAAGGTGTCTATGACGGTGACACCACTCACAACGCGACCCTCGGAACCCTGGAAACTGAGCCAGAAGCTGGCAACTGAGCCCGGAGGGTGGGTGGTTGGACTTCTTTTTGGCCTCGTCGCGATCATCTTTCTCTTCGTCGACTCCGAGCGCTTGCCAGAAGGGCTTGAGCTGCCGGACTGGTTTTACTGGTCAGTCGTAGGCGCGTTGGCTCTGGCCTACGTTCTCAACTGGTGGCGGGGACTGGTCAAAGTCCGACTCGAAGAGATTGCCGGCTTCGACGCTGCTGCCAAGCGAGACAAAGAGCGACAGGAGGTCCAAGCTGCTCACCAGCAGGACAAACTCAATAGCATCACCAAGACACTTGACGAGATGAACACCCTCGTCGTCGAAATGCGCTCCTACGACGGCGCAGCCGTATGGAGCCCTAGAGAGTCCAAACAGTTTCAGCGAATGGTGGTGGGTATGGCTCAAAGGGTATTGGCGGACAACGTTCAGGACCTGCGTGTTTGTCACTACACAGCTAAGTTCGGAGAGGCGGGGGAGAACGAGCGGAAGCACGCCGTCGACGCAGAAAGCTCCCCTCCGCCTCGTCCGAACGCCCTCACCCTGTCATCTCATGCTCCAGAAACCCGTCATAGCAACCCGACCTTGGAATTTCAGAGCACTGATGACGAGGCGAGGGGACTTTTCGAGCCCTTCGTCCAGGGGCAGGTCTCACACGAGAGAAATAGACAGGGTTTCATAGCAGGGGAGGATTCGTGGCGCTCCGCAATCAGAGTTCCCATCAAGCACGAGAGGCAAATGTGGGGAGTACTCACCACTGATTGCTACGAAGCGGGCGGAGTTCCGGTTGGATGCGAGCAGATCCTTAGCGCAGCAGCTACCCTCATCGCTCTGGCGAAACACTACGAGGAAATGTCACCTCCTGCCGTTCAGAACATGCCACGGTTTGGTTTCCAGTAAGCCCGGGTGCGTGTCTATAGCGACCATTATCTTGACGACATACGATAGTAGGAACAGGAGGTGAGGTGGATGGCTACCTCGCAGGCACAAAATCTAGCGGCGTACATCGTCGAACAGTTCGACAACATTGAAACGCTCAAGCTGCAGAAGTTGCTTTACTACTGCAACGCCTGGAGTCTCGCCCTGCGCGACCGCGCCATATTCCAGGATCCGATCCAAGCATGGCGGCACGGCCCTGTCGTGAAGTCCATCTACGGCTATCACCGCCAGGCTCCCACGGTGAGCGAATGGCCGTTCGGAAGCGCATCGGAGCTGAAGCCAGAAGAGCGAGAGCTCGCTGATGCGGTGATCGATCTGTACGGCGCCCGCTCAGGGTGGGCCTTGAGGAATCTGACCCACGAAGAAGCCCCCTGGCGCGATGCTTGGGACCGATGTGCAGAGGGCGAGATCCTGAACGAGCCCATCGAGCATGATGCCATGAAGGTCTACTACCGGAGTCTGATCAGCTGACCCACGGTCGTGTCACCCCCCTCTCCTAGTGTGGTGGGATGTCATTTGACCCCTGGGAGCAAGCTCGCACCATCCCAGGTCTGACGGTCCGCGTGACGCGCCTACCCGATCTTCTGTACGGGTGCACCGATGGAACCTGTATCTACCTCGATGACCGACTCACTGAGACGGAACTGCGTTGCACCCTCACGCATGAGCTCGTGCACCTGGCCTCGGGGCACGCAGATTGTCAGCCACCCCCCGAGGAGAGACGCGTGCGTCGTCATACTGCAAGGCTGTTGATCCCTAGTGCAAGGCTCTACGACGTCTCCAGATGGACAGCTTGCATTCACGAAGCGGCGGAGGAGCTGAACGTAACTGTGGGGGTTCTAAAGGACCGTCTCGACCACCCCACCGCGAGGAACCACCATGACTAGACCGAATACTGGCAAGCCCCGCGCTGTCCTGTACCTTCGCCAGTCTGTGGCCCGTGAGGAGTCGATCAGCCTGGAGCTGCAGGAGACGGCGGGCCGGGATTACGCGGCGAAGCAGGGCTACCGGGTGGTTGGTGTGGAGTCGGATCCGGGGATTTCGGGGCGGACGTGGAAGCGGCCGGCGGTGCAGCGGGTGATGCACATGGTGGAGGCCGGTGAGGCTGACGTCATCATCCTGTGGAAGTGGTCGCGCCTCAGCCGCTCCCGGATGGACTGGGCAGTGGCCGCTGACCGGGTCGACCAGGCTGGCGGCCGCATCGAGTCCGCCACGGAACCCCTCGACGTGTCGACCTCTACGGGTCGGCTGGCTCGGGGGATGCTGACTGAGTTCGCTGCGTTCGAGTCTGAGCGGATCGGTGACGTGTGGAAGGAGTCCCATGAGCGGAGGGTCCGGGCGGGGAAGCCGGCGAATGGGAAGCCCCGGTTCGGGTACACCTATGACGCTGTGACCAAGGCGTTCCGCCCTGACCCGGTGTCTGGGCCTGTGCTGGCTGAGATGTATCGCCGCTATCTGGCTGGTGAGTCTGTCTATTCGCTGGTGGGCTGGCTCAACGACGGCCCCACCCGGCCCGTCCAGGGGTACGGGGTGAGTGTCGACGGCATGTGGTCAGCCCGAACCGTGCGCCGCATGCTGGACTCCGGGTTCGCCGCTGGCTACTTCACTCACCGCGGGGAACTTATCGAAGGCATCCACGAGCCGCTGATTACCGCCGACGAGTGGACCGAGTACCAGGCGCGCCGAGCCACCCGCCGGGTACGTCGCAGCTCCGAACGGTCCCCCTACCTGCTGTCCGGGCTGATCCGGTGCTGGTGCGGGGCCACCATGAACGCGGGCCTGTTCGGGTCCCAGCGGACCGCGAAGTACCGGTGCAAGGCCGCCGGGGAGAAACGTCTCCACACGGGCGGGTATGTCACCACCACCGTGGTGGAAGCCGCCGTCCTGGGATGGCTGCAGGCCGTCGCTACCGACCTGGAGGCCGCGGCCAAAGACCAGGCCCCTCCCCCGCTGCAGACCAAGGGGCCGTCCGAAGCTCAGGCACGCAGGAAGCTCGTGAAGCTCCAAGCACGGCTGGAGACCCTGACCACCCGGTACGCTGACGACGAGATCCCCCGCGAGATGTACGACCGGGTCAGGATCAAGACGCAGGCCGAGATCGCCGAGACCGAAACTGTGTTCAGGGACGCGCAGGTGGAGCAGATCCGGCCTATGCGTGTCGTCATCCCGGACCTGCTGAGAGAATGGGACTCGCTACCCATCGAGGCCCGCAGGGACATGCTCTCCAGGCTGATCCACCCGGTGGTGGTGCGACCGATGCGGCCCCGGTCTGAGGTGGCGGTGGCTGGCCTCTGGGAGGCGGCGCCGAGCGTGGGTGAGTTCAGGACCTAGTCATGAGGGTGATCATCACCCAGCCGGGCACGTCCCCGCGCTCTTCCTCCCGGATGCATGCTGCGGCCCTCGCCGTGTGCTGGGCGATTCTCTCTCCATGCGACAT